GGGTTTTCACCCGCCAGAATCTGGCGACGATCCGTCAGTAAATTCAAAACATGATCCATCAGATAAAAACCCTATATGTCCTGGAGCTACGCCCCCGGACGTTCTGCCTGTGGATAAACCCCTATCTATTGATTCAGACGTGATGGTGTGCAGCTCCAAAAGAACCATGTGGGGCAGCGAGGAGGATTTGAAATGTGCGCAGTGGATATGGGAGCAAATCATTCACCTCTACGAAAAAGCGGCTGAGACTGATGGCGAACTGGCTAGACCAAGAGAACCCAACTGGACGGCGTGGGCTAACGATGTGCGCCTGATGTGCTCACAGGATCAGCGCACTCACTACCAGATTTGCAAGATGTTCAAACGGGTTCAGAGCGATCCGTTCTGGTGCCGGAACATACTCAGCCCGTCAAAGCTCCGCGATAAATGGGATGAGCTGGTACTCAGGCTCGGCCCGGTTCAGCGGTCAATCACAGACATTTCACCAGTCGATTACGCCACCCCAAAAGGGTTTCGCGGTTATTAAGGGATATAAAAAATGACTACGCTATCGAAAATTTACGACAATAAATCTAAAACTGAAACGAACATCACTACCCGCAAAACCTACTTGCTGGGAGTTGATGAACTCTATGTCGAGATTGGTTACAACATCCGGGAAATCGATCAGACTCACGTCGAGGAATTCCGCGACGCCTACATCGCTGGTGAGCATGTGCCGCCGCTTGCTGTGCAGGTAACAGAGCAGGGCATAAAAATCATCGATGGCCACCATCGTTACTACGGCGCAAAACTGGCACAGGAGGCCGGTTATGACATCCGCCTGGAATGCAAAGACTTCATAGGCAGTGAGGCGGATCGCATCGCCTTCATGGTCACGTCCAGCCAGGGGCGTGCACTGGAACCTCTCGAGAGAGCAGCTGCATATCAGCGCCTGATTAATCAGGGCTGGGAGCCCGCGCAGATTGCTAAAAAAGTGAAACGGTCGATCACTGACGTTGAAAATCACTTGGCGCTGCTGACGTCTGGCGATGAGCTGATCGCACTGGTTAAAAACAAAGAGGTTGCTGCCACCACCGCCGTCGCGCTGGTTCGTGAGCATGGTGCGTCAGCGGGCAAAGTAGCGAAGACTGAGCTGGAAAAGGCCAAAGCGACGGGCAAGAAAAAATTAACCAAAGCCGCCGCACTGCCGCAATTCAGCGCAAAACAAACCCGTCGGCTGGTGGAACTGCTTGCCAAAAACTGTCAGGCAGAGCAGGGCGAGGAGGGCGCATGCATCACTCTGACGTTTGAAAGTGACCTGCAGGTGGCTGAGGTGATGGATATTATCGCCACCGTCAGAGAGCATGACGTCATCACATCGCCAGACAGTCAACAATCGTTAAAGGCTGAGCCAGATAACTCTAAAGTTGACGACTCACCACTTAAGAAAAAATTTTAATGTTAATAATAGTTATCAATTGAATACAATGGCATGTTAAATTATGAATATGCAATTTTAACATTTTTGAATACTTTCTGGAGGCTTAAGAATTTAACGGAATAGATCTGACTAGAAATTTCGAGAAAGGCCGACATTTTTGAAAATTCAATTGGTACGCCCTTCTTTCTTGGCCTTTTTGAGGGTCGAAACTTTGTATGCATAACAACAGTGGGTGATGTAATGTCTGACTTCATAAAAGAGATTTTTGCATCTCTAAAAAAAACTTCTACAGAACGTATCAGTAATCCTTTCTATGGCGTTTTCATTCTTACATGGCTTGTATACAATTGGGAAGGTGTGGCCATAATGCTCTTCAGTGACATGAAAATGCAAGAGCGGGTGCGCTTTATAAATTCTGCGTATCCCTTCATGTACATACTCCCGTTCTGCACTGCTGTGTTCCTGACTTTTGTTTTACCATGGTGTACGGAGAAAATTACATTCTTTCAGTCTAAGCCTCTTAGCAGAACATCATCTTTATTGGCAATCAGAAAAAAACGCATGCTGATATCAGATATATCAGTAGAAAGGTACAGAGCAAAAAAAGATGTAGCTTACGAGCGTTATAAAGTTGGTGCTGAAAAAGAGGTGCAAGACATGAAAGAAAGGATCATTCTTTCTACCGAGCGCACTGGGGAATTGACAGCATCTCTCAAAGATTCGCAAGACCAAGTATCTAATTTGAAAAAAGAAATCTCCTCTCTTAGTAAAGTTAGTGGCGAATTAAAAATTGAGAGAGCTAAAAGTGATGATTTCCAAAAACAACTGAAAATTAACAAAGAAATGTTAGATAGTTCTATGTTGCAATTAGAGAAATATAGAGAAGAAAATGCAAATTTAAAATTTGCTATTGATAATGTTGTTTCTCATAACTCGCAACTCATAGCTGATAACTCAGAATTTTTACACAACAAAGCTAAAGATGGTAGGGTTTATCTGAAACCTCAAGCAGCACTGGGCTTGAAGGATGTTAAGGCAGTAATAAATATTATGAACGAGAATCACGAAAATCAGTCCAAGCACACTAAAAGCAGCGTTTTAGATGAGTATGTAAAAGCTCGCTCTCAATTAAACAAAGATAAAAGTAGTTAGTTTGATTTTTAGTTTATTTTAAAATGAACTCATGCAAAGTGTGTTTTATAATTAGACAGGTTTTTTAATTTTAAGAAAGCATACTTGCAGTAATGCCTTATATTTTCTTGCTCAGTGGTTAACTTTTTTTAATCATAAGGCTGTAGTTATTGATGACGCTTTGCAGGGCGTTTCAATTTAATTATCTAGTAATAACATGTCTTTTACATCTAGGTTTGCATGCAATAGTTGCCGTTTAGGTGTGCAGTTAATTCACAGGATGTGAAGTATTTAACCAAATCATAATTAAGTAGTGTGGAGAAATTATGCGTAACATGTCACAGGTTTTGGATTTGTGGGGTGCTTGGGCAGCCAGCGATAATAGTGGAGTTGACTGGCAGCCAATTGCTGCAGGATTTAAAGGTCTTATCCCTCATGGCAAAAAATCCAGAATGCAGTGTTGCGATGATGATGGAATAAAAATTGATGGATGCGTAGCAAGGTTGCGCAAATACAAACCAGAAGAGTATGAATTGATTATTGCACACTTCGTAATAGGGCTTTCACTACGGAGTATCGCAAAAAAGAGAAAATGCTCAGATGGTACGATTCGGAAAGAAATACAGACAGCTATGGGCTTTATTGACGGTATGTTATATATGACTGAATATTAGTTTAAATTAATTTTTGAACCATACCTAGGATGCCAATACCTGTTGGCATCCAAGCCAAAGTCATTGTCAAATCAAGTACTCGACGGCAAAAAACTTCATTTTTTGTTAAATGTAATCTGGCACTGTCGAGCCTAATCTTTATTTCAGATTGATCGCCTTTTAGTCTATTTTCGATGCCAAAAAATAAAGTATCTTTCGCATGAATTATTCTGTCTAACTGTTTTTTTTGGGAGGAGCACAGTAAAGAGGTAATTAATGAGGTAAGGCAAATTCCTGAAAAGGCGATGAACATTTCAGGCTTGCTAGTTATTTGAAAAATAGCTATAGATGCCACCATAGATATAGGTATGGCTAGTGCTTTTGTTGAAAGTTCAGAAATTACCTTTGATAACTTGTCCGCATACTCTAGTTCAGCTTCTGAAACTTCCTTTCGTGATTTATGAAAAGAAAAAGCCGACATGTAGATAGCAAGATTATTTATATAAAGGGTGTTTATCTTATTCCAGTTCTTTAGCAAAGAAGTAAAATCGCTGGAATTAGAATTGACGTATTCGATTAAAGTGTTCCTAAAAGTATTTAACTTTTCTATATAATGAATATCTTTATCAGCACCTTCTTTGGCTAATGCATCCACAATGCTTGTATCTAAAGTAGTAATATTCAAAACTTCTTCCGAAAGTTTTGTTTCAATTACTGCTGATGAGGATTTAGATTCCGAATGTAAAATAAATACAAGTTTGAAGAAAGAACCATTGCTATCTTTTTTAATGTCATTGAAGTGCGCAATTTTAGCCAAATTTTTAATTAGGCTACAGATAGATTCAATTTTCTTTATGTAGTCAGGCTTTACAGGATCAAAAGGTGAGTAATCATCAGCGACGATATAATAATTTTCCGGTACTTCACCTTTCTTAAGCGTGTTGATCAACACGAATTCGGATTTTGTTGCGTAAAAAGTCTCAGCACTTCCTTGGTTTATACTGAAAGTATAAGAAACCTCATTACCAGAATGAGGTATTTCTTCAGGGCTAAATATATCGTCACCATCTACCTCCAAATCCTTAAAGGTACCAGATGATGATTTAGGTCCATAAAGTGATAGTATAAGCTCGCGATTGTCATTAAAATTTATTGTAGCCGAAAACGAAACGCCATTGAAGAAGGGGTGTTCTGATTCGCGGTATAATTTAATGACATCATTTAAATTCATTTTTATCTATCACTTGTCATTCTTTATTTCAATGCCCATTTCTTTAAGCGCCTGTCTGATTTTAGTTGTTGCTTCAACAGGAAGTTTATTGAAAGTAAGATTCCCAGCCTCATCATCGTAGTATATTTTAGCATCACTACTAGTGCCGAGTAAATCTTTATCAAAGTTGAAACTATATTGAGAGTGTGGGTCTTTAAATATGACGTTTCTGATTTTGTCTAATGAAGTTTTATTTATTATAAATTCTGTAGGGATTTGAACATCTTCGTTATTCAGATGCTTCATTAAGCCCCTTACTAGTTCGTCCCTTTTTTCATCCGGCAAAGATTTAAGTTTATTGGTTGCTAAAGCCTCAACATCACTTAATCTTGCGGAGTGGCCATTATTAAACTGACCTTCCATATAAGAAATTAAGGCATTTCTGAAACTGTCTGCTTTATTTGCGATTTCAGGATGTTTTTTAAAAAAACGCTTGGCTTCATTTGGCAATTTTCTGGTGGCACCAGCGGATGCAGTTCCTTTGTCACAACCTAGTGCTGAGATAAAATATGCTGCTGCAGATTGCCCTGTGGTTTTGCTGATAAAGCTTAAATAACTTAATTCTGTTCTTTCTTCATTGGAAGCTTTTTGGTAATCATCGTAATAGCGAAAGTTAATTTTAGCAGCTTGATTTATATTGTTTAGTTCTAAATGAATCATTTCCTCTGGTTCAAGGTTTTCGCTTATTGTGACACCATTTGTTTTCTTTATCATTGTTACTAAAAAGTATCTAAACCCTGAAGTTATATAGTCTGAAAATACTACATAACCACCAGATGACCACGGTTGTGATTTGGCAGCATTATACATCTGTTTCATGATCTGCGTGGTCAAATCTATAAATTTTGAAGAGTCATAATTTGTTAATTTGTGGTACTCATGGAACATAGCGGGAATTGGTCCCTTTTTGTCATCTTTTGTGATGAAAATCCCATAGTGCGCCGAATTACCCTTAGTGCCATACATGTCAACAACTCCAGTGACAAGCTTTTGAACAATGTCATTGGTTTTATCAAGTTCAGACTTTCGAATATTGTAAGGTTTAGAGTGATTAAAATCCTTTTGAGCTTCTTTGATAAGCTCATGAACAATAACGTGTTTTATAATTATTTTGCTCATTTGATTCTTCCTTGCTGAGTCACTGTGTAGTTGATGAGAATCATAATAAATTACTAACGCGTACGCAAAAACTATTGTAGTGTGTTAAGTATTATAGTTTCCATGTGTTATCACTTATCCCTATAGATCACACCTCAATGTTGGGGCTTAAGCGTCTCGAGTTCTGCAAACCGCGAGGCTTTTTTTATTCTTTTTTGGCTTTATTACTGAGCGATTTCTAAGTGAATCATAAAATAACGATGCCCGGCGTTGAATTATCCAATGCCGATTGTCTGCGCGTGCTGAAAACCATGCCGGACGATTCAGTTGACCTGATTGTTACCGATCCGCCATATTTCAAAGTGAAACCGGAGGGATGGGATAATCAGTGGAAAGGGGACGCGGATTATTTACGGTGGCTGGATTGCTGCCTGGCAGAGTTCTGGCGGGTGCTAAAACCCAGCGGGAGTATCTATCTATTTTCGGGGCATCGACTGGCATCTGATATTGAAATTATGATGCGAGAGCGTTTCAACATTCTAAACCACATCATCTGGGCTAAGCCTGATGGACGCTGGAAGGGCTGCCACAAAGAAAGTCTGAGATCATACTTCCCCGCGACTGAACGCATACTGTTTGCAGAGCATTATCAGGGGCCGTTCAAACCAGACGCCTATGCTCGGAAATGCGATGAGTTAAAAAGGCAGGTGCTGACACCCCTGATTGATTACTTCCGTAATGCCCGGTCAGAGCTGAGTGTAACCGCTGCCCAGATTGTTGCGGCAACCGGTAAGAAGAACATGGTCTCGCACTGGTTCGGCACCAGTCAGTGGCAGCTACCCAGCGAAGCTGATTACCTCAAATTGCAGGCGCTGTTTACTGAGATAGCCATTGCACGCCATCAATCAGGAACGTTAGCCGCACCGCACCACCAACTGGTGGACACGTACCACTCACTCAACCGTAAATATCTGGAGCTGCAGGAGGAGTACAAATCCCTGCGCCGGTATTTCGGCGTCACGGTAGCGGTTCCCTACACAGACGTATGGACACATAAGCCGGTTCTGTTTTACCCCGGCAAACACCCATGCGAAAAACCAGCCGACATGCTGGAGCAGATTATCAACGCCAGCAGCAGGCCGGGTGATGTGGTGGCTGATTTCTTCATGGGGTCAGGGTCAACGATAAAGGCGGCAATAAAACTGGGCCGTTCTGCAATTGGCGTTGAGCTGGAAGAGGAACGATTTCGGCAGACGGTTAGCGAACTGAATCAGCTAATCGAGTAAATCAGAATTTATTAATCATTAAGAGGGGCCGCTAATGGCTGAGCCATTAAGCACCGGCGCTACGGCAACCGTAGCTGGCTGGGGCATTGTCACGTCTGCGCTGGTGGGATTTATCACCTCTGTAGATTACTCAATCGCGTTTGGGGCGTTTGCCGGTTCGATGTGTTTTATCGTCACCGCCAGCGACCTGACGCGACGACAGATATTTGGTTATTTCCTGTTTGGCTATGCAGCTGGCGTATTTGGGGCCGGATTTGTTGCGGACAAAGTAGAGGACTACTTCGATTATCGGGAAAAACCACTTGATGCCCTGGCGGCTGTCGTAATCTCCGCTGCTGCGGTGCAGGGCTATTTCTGGCTGAAAAACGGTGGCGTCTCAAAACTGCCATTCATCAAAAAATGGCTGGGGGAGAAGTCATGATTAGTAGCGATTTCCTGACAGTGATTGATGTCGCCATTTGCGCGGCTATTGCCTTGCGCCTGATGGCATTCAGCAAAACAGGGCGAACACATAAACGCGGTATTTCATGGATAGCGGCTGGTCTGATTCTGTTTTATGGCAATTTCGCATTGCTATGGCTGTTCGGGCAATACCACGCCAGCGGCTGGCCGGTAGTTGTAGCGAACGCTCTGATCTGCGCGGCTGTATTTGCGGCGCGAGGTAACGTCGCACGCATTGTTTCTTATCCAAAAGAGGGAAGTAGTAAAAATGACGGGCAATAAAACTCCACGCGGCATCCGCAACAACAATCCCGGAAACATTCGCTGGGGCGATGATTGGCAGGGGTTGGTACCCAAATCCCAGCGCACTGATAAATCGTTCTGCCAGTTCATCTCGCCAGAATACGGTATCCGCGCGATGATCGTCATCCTGCGAAACTATCAGAGTAAACACGGCTTGCTCACAATTACCGGCATGATCAAACGCTGGGCACCGCCTAATGAGAACAACACGCAGGCCTATATCGACAGCGTGGCACATGCAACTGGCACAAGCGCAGATCGCCCAATTCACCTAAACGATAGCCGCAAACTTTTTCCTCTGTTGCAGGCAATCATCCGGCATGAAAACGGTATTCAACCTTATGACTACGGCGTTTTCGTTAAGGCCTTCGAACTTGCTGGCTCCTGATATAGAGGAGAATCTATGAGTAGAATTTTTCTGACTAGTGTAGTCATTGCTGTAATCCTCGTGCTTGGCTGGGCTGCTGACCATTTTTACAACAAAGCTGTAACTTGGAGAACTGTTGCACAGGAGTCGCAGCGACTTTCTAGAGAGCAGGCAGCCACAATATTAGACGCGAAGGAGCGTCAGCTTGATGTGGCCGCCCTGGATGAGAAGTATACGAAGGAGTTA